TTTCAAATACCTACAAAACAAGACGATTTAATTATTACACCCTCTTGCGTTACTCACGAAGTGCCACCATTTGAAAGTGACGAGTTAAGGGTTACAATTGTTACAAATTTGTCTATAAAATAAATTATTAAACTTTTATTAAATTTTCTTTACGAAGAATAGATATTGTTGAATAACCATATACAGGAGTTAACATGTTCAAGTTTATTCTAGCGGCATTAGTATTCATATCTTTTAATGCTAACGCCAGAGACTATATTTCAGTTGTGGGTTCTTCCACAGTTTATCCCTTTGCAACATTAGTAGCAGAAAAATTAGCAAGTGAAGGTACAATCAAATCACCTATTATTGAATCAACAGGTTCAGGTGGCGGTCACAAATTATTTTGTGCTGGCATAGGTGTTGAACACCCAGACATTACTAATTCAAGTAGGGCACAAAAAGCAAAAGAATTTAAATTATGCCAAGAAAATGGTGTAACAGATATTATTGAAATCATTGTAGGTAACGATGGTATCGCATTTGCTTATAATAATGAATATGAGTGGAAATACACAAACGGTGCTACCATGAAAGGTGGTATCAATTTAACAAAAGAACAAATCTGGCAAGCAATGGCTAGAGATAATAAGAACGCACCAAAGACTTGGTATGAGATTGATAAATCTTTACCTAAGGTAGAAATACAAATCATGGCGCCACCACCAACATCAGGAACAAGAGACGCTTTTGATTCCTTAGTGATGAAAAAAGGTTGTGTAAAAGACATGTTAGTAGAAGGTGGTGAGTGTAAAAATTATAGAGAAGACGGTCATGTAGTAGAGGGTGGTGAGAATGATGAATTATATGTAGAGTATGTTCATTCTAATCCAGGTGCCTTTGGTATCTTTGGTTATTCATTCTTAGCAAACAATCAGGACAAGATTGCCGCTTCTAAAATAAACGGAGTAGAGATTGGTTTAGATACAATACAATCATATGAATATCCAATCGCAAGACCATTATTCTTCTATGTTAAGAAACAACATGTTGGTATAATACCAGGTATTGAAACATACATGGCAGAATTTATTTCTGAGGAAGCAGTTGAGGGTTATCTGGCAGAGGCAGGTCTAGTACCACTAGATGAGGCCACTACTGAACAAATGAAATCAACAGTTGAAAACCTAGAAACTTACTCACAATAACTAGAACAATACTAGAACAAAGAGGGGTGTTGCAAAAATACAACACCCCTTTTTTATTAAGTTATTGAAAAATAACGATTTTAATTTCACTTTTTTTTAATTTTTTTGTTGACTTTCGTGGTTTTTCCATGTATAACAGTATCATTATGAAAAAAATTATATTATTTTATTTAATCTTCGCACTACTAATCTGGTATGGTTTCTACCAGTGGAATGAACAACTTGCATTGGCGGCTGTCTAATGTTTCATTTAATTTATACTAGATCAAATACTGAATACGATAGTGGTAATAACTTTGAGAGTAACTATACCCTTTATAGAAATATACCATATTCTGAATTATCTAAATTTTTAGAAATGCAGAAAGATCCAGAATTGTTAAAAGAATGTGATACCAAGTATTTTGATTATCAACAAGAGAAAGGTATTTCTGATAGATGTTTTCATACAGAAATTTCTATTGTAGATGACGACCAATACTTCAAAACATACAAAGAAGTATACCGTTCATCTTATAATGGTCCTTCTGGGTTGATACCTGAAGATGAAGACTACTTCATGGACTACGGTCAAAAATCTAACTTCATGTTAATACATGATTATGACAAAGACTATACCTGGTACGGTAAAGATTGGACTCAGGAAATGATAAATGCTGAGTACGAAAGACGAGAAAATCAACAAAAATTAACACTTGACAAATAAAACAAAACCTGATATAATAACACTATGGCATTAATCTATACTCACAATTCAAGTCCAAGACGATACAAAAAAGTTGTAAAGTCAAAGTCTTGGTACAAAGCAAAAGAAGAACAAAACAAGTTATTACGATCTATGGGTATTGACCCTAATCGTAGATTGAGACAACCCCGAGTAGTAGTACCATTAGACCAAGTTGGTAAGTTACAAACATTTTCAAACAACATCAAAGTTGAAAATGCACCTACTTATAAGTCTAGTGGTACTAAACCAGTTTCTAATGAAAAGTTAGAGGTAAGTAAACAATATACGATTGCACCTGCTTACAACAAAGGGCCATCTATGGTAGTTGGTCGTAAAGATATAAAAGATATAGGTCGATAATTATGGCAACTAAAAAACAAATACTTGAAAATACACTATCAATGCCTGATATAATCAAAGAGTTTAACTCTTATAAAACTGATGAACGCAAGGCAAGTTTCTTATTAGAAATGAAAGGGTTAAATTTACCATACAAAGTTGATTGGCAAAGTTTAGCAGACAGTTGGTTAGGTAACAAAGCATGGCCAGAAAAAACAAAACAAGATGATGATGAAGATTGGTGGGAAAAAGAAAAGACCGTCAATGAAAAAATATTATCTGACGATATTGAACCTATACAAGGACAAGACGATAAACCACTCACAAAAGATGAAGTTGAAAGTCTAATATAATATGAGAAATATAATCTTAATGACCATAGCATTTGTATTTTTTCTTATAGTAATGTCTGTATATTCTATATCAAACCAAGCGTATGGTTACAATATAAATAGTAAAGAGAAAAATTATGTACAAAGTATTTACTAAACCTAATTGTCAATTTTGCGTGAGGGCTAAAGAGTTATTAGATAAACTCAATATCCCTTACGAAACTTATCACTTAGGTAATACAATTGAAGGTGGTGACGGAGACTATACCGTCACTATCGACCAAATGTTTGAAATGATTGGCAAACCTGTAAGAAGTATGCCTCAGATAATGGTAGACGATAAACTCATAGGTGGATTTACAGACCTAAGAGAATACTTAATTAACGAAGGTAAAATTAATTTCGCAGGCGAAAAACTATGACGGCAAAAGTATATGCATTCCCTAGTGGTGAAGAGATTAAAACTAATATAAAATCTAAACAGAAAAAGATATTAGACATACAATCTAAACAATATGCGGATTCACTAACTGACGATTTAGTGATACAAGTTATTGGTTCATTACAAAACGAGGGATTAAATATTGGAAAGGCTCATGGGGATAAAACATTTTTAGATGTTGGTATATTCCTAGAAGCATTCCGTGCCATGATTTATAGAGAGTTAGATATATCACACCCTTTCCATGATATTACAAACAATCTAATGTATGTAGAAAATGCAGGTAAGAAAAGATATAGTGTGGCTAATTATTCTGGTACAGAAATAGTTACAAACACAAAAGAACTAACAGAAAATGATATTGAATTTGAAAGCGAGATTGACCTAAATGATTCTGATTGATTATTCACAATTAGCAATTGCTAATATTGTGATTGCACTAAAACAAGAACAAAAATTACCTACACCAGAAATGGCAAGGTATCTTATACTTAATTCTATTCGAGGGTATGTACATAATCATAGAGAAGAATATGGACCAGAAGTAGTTATTGCCGTAGATGGGGCACACCCTTGGCGTAGAGATATATTTCCACATTACAAAGCAAAGCGTAGAGAAGGTAGAGAACAAGATGATACCTCTGATATTATCTACGAATACATGGACATCATAAGACAAGAACTAGAAAATAATTTTCCATACAAAGTTGTTAAGTTAGATGGCGTAGAGGCAGATGATGTAATTGCAGTTATAATTAAAAAGAATGTAAAGAAATGGTTTACAAACAAATACTTAATTATTAGTAGTGATAAAGACTTTCAACAATTGCAGAAATATCCTAATGTAACACAATACTCACCTGTACTTAAAAAATTTTACGAAACAGATAGTCCGCAAGAATATATCTACGAACATATTTTAAGAGGTGATCCTGGCGATGGTATACCAAACTTTTTATCACCAGATGATACCTTTATAAATGGCATAAAATCTAAACCAATAATGAAAAAGAAACTTGTTGGTTGGGTTGACACACTTATGAGAGGTGAAGATGCCAAAGAATTTTGTAATGAATATCATTATAGAAACTTCCAAAGAAATCAAAGACTTATTGACTTTGATTTTATACCAGAAGATATCCAAGATGATATATATAAACAGTATGAAGAAAAAGAACCAAAGAGTAAAAGTGATATTTTACCTTATTTAATAAAGAATGATTTACAATCATTGATTGGCAAAATAGAGGAGTTTTAAATGAATGATAATTATGCTTTTTCGTACCACGAAATACTTACAAAGGTAAACAATAAAAAAGATAAACCTGGTAAGATAGAGGTATTAAGAAAATATGATACAAATGAATTAAGAATGTTTTTAAAAGGTTCATTCGATCCTAAATTAGAATGGTTATTACCAGAGGGTAAACCACCATATAAAGAAAACCCAGCACCAATAGGTACTGAACACACTTGGTTAAAACAAGAAGTAAAAAGAATGTTTCATTTTCTAAAAGGTGGTAATCCAAAACTATCACAAATGAAAAGAGATAATATGTTTATACAAATGTTAGAAGGACTATCTGCTGAAGAGGCACAACTATTAGTATGGGCAAAAGATGGTGAGTTAAATAAACATTACAAAGGTTTAACATCTAATCTAGTCCGTGAGGCATTTGGTTGGGACGAAAACTTTATGAGAATTAATAAATGAAGATAATTGATGACTTTCTATGGAAAGATGATCACAAATTTTTTGTTGACTTATTTGAACATAAAGATTTTCCCTGGTACATTTGTAAAAAAGTAGCAGCCCAAGATGTACCAGAAGAATATGAAAGACAATGGTACATGACCCATGTCTTTTATGATAATACCATTTGTTCAGATCACTATCCACCAATAGAAGAAAAGATTTTAAAACATAAAGACTTTCCTACAGTATTGGCGATGATGAGAATAAAAGGTAATATGTACCCTGGGGCAGAAAAATTATCTGAACATGCGCCTCATTCAGATACACAATTTACCCACATGGGTGCCATATATTATCTTAATACTAACAACGGTTACACACTTATTGAAGGTCAAAAGGTAAAGAGTATTGCCAATCGCATGGTATTTTTTGACCCATCAATACCACATAATTCTACGGATTGCACTGATCAATCGTACAGAATGAACATAAATTTTAACTTTTTTGGTGCGACAACCTGACACATTACACCTAACTTACTGAAAAATAACACTTTTAATTTTAAATTAGTGGTTGACAAATCACTTGTTTTGGTATATATTGGACTCATAATAACAAGAAAGGTTATATTATGAGACTAGAAAAATTTGAAATTATGAAAAGAATTAAACATGTTGCAGATAACACCAACGATGGTTGTGTGAATACTGACCTAGAAAACTTACTATCTATTTTAAAATCTGCTACGGCGATTGATGTTAGTTTTAGACCACAATGTTATGAAGGTAAAACTTTAAGAACTCATGTTATGGTTGATCACGGAAACTTTAAATCATTAGTACATGAAAGTGAGGCTCTATAATGGCACAAATGAAAAGATTTGCCACAAACGAGGCAGAAAAACAATTAGCAATTATTGAAACTAAAGTGGCAAAAGGTGAGATATCTCTTACTGAAGCCAGAGACGAATGTATCAAATCTACTGTAAATTGGGGATTGATTGGGTTCTCAACTATTGATGAACTTGAAGAATACCTTTGTACAGAAACCGCATTCAAAACAATACAATAAATATAAGAGAGAGGTTTATATGAAACTATTTTCCATTACTTTTATTATTGCAGGGTTGATTGCCTTTGCCATTGCAAAAGAACAAATGAACAATTGCACAGACGATGGTTGTGCAGATTTCTATGATGGACAAGAAAACAGCACACCTGCACCTATCGTAAAAGTAGAACCTACTAGTTATGTAATACCAGTTGTAAATACAACAAGCGGTAAAGACGAATTTGTAATGTCTCTATCACAATGTATTGACCATATTTACCTAGATGTACCAGAAGAACAAAGAGTGCCTAAAGTATTAATAATCGCACAGGCAGCCTTAGAGACTGGTTGGGGCACAAGCAGATTTGCCAATGAAGGTAATAATTTATTTGGTATTCGTACTTTCAATAAAGATGATGAATGGTTACTACCAATTACATGGGACCAAAACAAATGGATAGGTTGGGGTGTAAAAGTTTATCAAAGTAAATGTGATAGTGTAAAAGACTATGTAAGAATCCT